GTTATGTCTGCTTTACGCGGCAACATAAAATCAGCTAACTCTTGCCAATGACGTTCCCAATTAGAACGTGAGCTTTGCAAAGATTTATAACGTCTATCAAGTTGTGCTATCAACGGTAAGATCTGTGCCATTACATCATTCCATAATTATTCATTAAAGAGCGTTTTTTCTTCTTGTTAGTCATTGCCAACCCTTCTGTAGAACCACCTTGCGTTCTACCAGCCATCTTTTGATTAAGACGTTCCAAAGGATCAACCGTCATATCCGCACGACGCTTTGCAGGTTGTGCCGACTTTGCACCCATCTCGCCAGCAATGTTTCTACGATACATAATCATCTGATTAAACCACCGCCCATAAGAGATCTTCGCCTACGAACTGTTCCAGCTGCGCCAGTGCCAAGCAATCCTTTTGCGCTTGTTGCAATCGTTGAAACTCTACCCTTGCCAGTACTTTCAATAGCGTCAGCCTCGGTTTCGCTCGTAACAACACGATTATCAATCACATCACCGACACCTACATCTCCACCCTTATATGTTGTATCCGCACCTGTATCTACCGTTTCTGTAAAGGGTGGGGGTGCTGGTGGGGGAGTGGGGGTAGTCGGCGCTGTAGGTTGTGTAGGTGTTGTTGGTGCAGTCGGCGTCACAGGAGTGACTGTTTCCGTTGTTGTATCAGTAGTAGCTGTAGCTGCTCTTTCTCTTCTACGATCCCTACTTCTTCGTTCTCTAAGACGTTCTTGCTCTGCTTGTGCAGCCGCTGCACGTCCAGGCAATCGAGAATAGTAATCAGCGTCTTTTTGCTTTAGACCAGTATCCATCAAAACATCATCAGTAATTTTTCGTAAACCACTTTTGTTTGTTCCAGGTGGTCTTGCTCCGGGGCTTCTTCTACTGCCGCACAAACTACCCATACTATATCTCCTTCTGCATAAACGAACCCATAGGCTCAAAGCCTAAACGCATCATTAACCTAGCAGCCCTGTTTGACGCAATACCAGACGTTGCACCTGTCATAACACGAACCGCACCATTCTCTTTAGCCCACGCTTCAAACATCTTCATAAGCCTTACACCAGCTATTCCACCGCGCTCTTGAGGTACAACATACCAGATATAATCGCCCCCGACTAGTGTGTTACTATACGGAAACGAAAAAATCATCCCAATTAACACACCTATGACCTCTCCGTGCTTTTTTGCCAAGAAGATTTGATCCTCTTCATTCCGCACCCTCTCAACAATCCAACTCGTCATTTTATCATAATCAAAGTCTGCAAACACCTGCCAACTCTCTTTATGAAACCTCGCACACAACTCAACCACCTCTGGCACGTCCGAAATCTGCGCTACGCAATATTGTTTCGGTTCAAGCTGCAAATGGGTCATAATCCATCACCGCCTGTACTTGTGGGGCCTTATTACTCGGCCCACTCTCTCTTAAACCCACCGCAAGGTATCGAAACGCATCGGCTGAGTGACTTGACCAGTCATGCACCGGGGTAGCTCGATACGTCCGCGTTCTATCGTTATACGATCTATGATACTGCCGCAAACACTCCAAACCTTGCTTACACTTATCACGATCAAACCAAAGCCTTGGTATCAGCATCTGAGCCGCATGTATCCCATCTTCAACAGGAAGCTTAGGAACAACCCTAAAATTCAAACCCAAATCCCACGCAACCTCTCGTCTACTCTTACCACTCCCCAACTCACGCACCTCTATATCATGCGGTGCATTGTGCGTTCCATATAAATACTGCTTAGAATTAAGAAGCTGGCAATAATGCGGCAACCCCTCATTCCTATTCTCATAATAATCTATTACATGAACAGCACGACCCACATTCTGTGTAAACCAAATCGCCGTACTATCCCCAACACCTAAATCCCACCAGGTATCTACTTTGTGACTAGGATCATACGGCACATTCGTTATACGACCCCCTACCGTAGCATCTTCTAACTCCTTGCCATAAATAGCACCAGGCACATTCGCGTTCCAACTACACTCAAACTCCTGAGCATACTGATCCACAGACATCATAGCACGAGCAGCCTCTAACTCTTCCTCGTCTAATATTCCTGTCTCACTCGCCTTGTACACCGCAGACAACCAATCATCACTAGATGCAGCCTGTTCATAAAAATCAAAGAAAGCATTATGCCCCTTTGGTGTTCCCACAAATATACAAAATCCCTTCCTATCAGATAATGCTGGCCTCAATACTTCTGGAAACACACTCTCCGGCATGTCAGCAACCTCGTCCATAACACACCCATCCAAATATATCCCACGTAAACTATCCGGGTTCTCAGCACCCAACAAACTAATCCTACCACCAGTAGGCAAGTCACACCGCAACTCCGTCTCGTGAAACTTTACATTCGGTATCTTACCAGCAAAATGCTTTAGATAATCCCAAGCCACATTCTTAGCTTGCCTATACGTCGGAGCCATATACGCATACCTTGGGTTACTCTTGTTGCTAAGAAGAGAATGCCTCAATATATGATTGATCGCCCAGACAGTCTTGCCAAACCTTCGATGACATACAACAACACCCCACCGCTTCTCTTGCATCTCATTGTGCAACTCCATCTGCAATGGACGCGGCTGATACGGTATCTCTATATGCGTCACTGCCGAACAATCCTCTCCTGATCTTCATATATCAATATGCCATTCAACTCTAAGATAGCCTCGTACAGATCAATAAGCAATACCGCAGCCTCAAACTGCTCCTTAGAGCTTTCGCCTTCTACAACGCTTCTGCGTAGCTCTGAGAGATGACCTAGCATTGCGTGTTGGTCTGGGGTCAGTGTGTGTGGCACGGTAACTGCTCCGCAGGTATATTATGTAGTAAGAAGTGGCGCGGTGATTCTGGGAGGGTGGGGGGTCTGTATCGCCAAAAATACGGCAAACTACAGCAAATACGGCGTTTTGTTAACATAATACATATTATGCGAAAACGTTTTGTCATTCATGCGCGTAGCTAGGCCACTCAGAATGTCGGCTAGTGCGTTCAATGCAAGACCTCTTCATCATCATGTGCATTAACAGCGGTATCCCCACCACTCCATGAAATCGTGAAGGTCTGAGCTTGTGGTTGATCTTCTTTCTTGTCACGTATTCCGAATGGCTGATTGCGAGCCGTTGTCCATTTCAACGTGTCAATCTCTAAGCGCCGTCTATTTACCTCAGCATTGAGAAACCGCACGTCTCCCTCAGGCAATGGTTCCATTGCAAGGCCATTGATTTTGTCCGCGTAATACTCAGCCTGTAATATCCTTCCCTTACGATAAAGCGCCCATAAATCCTCGTCAGCTGCAACCGCCCTGGTTACAGCCCGGTAACTTGGCATTGCCTTGTCTTTTGTGATGTCAACAAGCGTCTCGCCTGATGCCAGGCGGTCAACGATTTTCTCCATAATCACCGTATTTACACTTCGTTTACTCAAATCGATTTCCTTCAAAAAGCGCCCCCCATAAAGAGGGGCTAGTTATTGAGGCATACAAAGTCACAGGCTAGGAACCTTGTATCGTGTCATAATCATAAACTAAGCGGCGATAGATTACAAATAATTATTTAGTTGACACGGCGTGTCACTTCTATAAAATGAGGGCATAACAATAAAGAGGTATACAATGACAGAATATATCAAAACAAACTTTGGATTGTACAACGATGAAAACGATCCCATTTATGAGGGTTTTTATAATCCTTCTAATCCACGTTGGAACGGATGGCTTAATCCATACGTAACTAAAGAAGTCTTTGACAAGATAGTTGAGGACGTTGTGCCAAAGGTTTTCAATCCAGATTGGGACGATGAAGATTTCTGGATTGAGTTGAGGGATCAAAAGCCAAACAAAGATAATCTTTACTTTGTTGGTATGGGTCTTTGTTGGATGAGTGAGGAAGATTGTTAAATGCCTAAAGTACATCATACCGTTTACAAGCCGCGTTATGAGGCTTTCATTCTTGACCACATAGACAGAGACAATGAGGATCAAGAGCTAACCACTAGATCTGAAAAGATTACACATATCTTTGACCGTTTCAGCAAGGAATATGGTCACGAAATAACTAGGCTAGGCAAGCATAAAGCTTTGATTGAGTGGCTGATGGGTATTCCGTTTGGTTTACCGTGTTACAATGGCGAGATAATAGACTTAGCCATTGAAATGGGTTCAATAGATGAAAACCCTAGCGATCAGCTAATTAGTAGAGTTTTAGAAGGTTATTTCCCATTTATGGCAAATATTCTTTTAGATATGGAGAGGTCTAATCAATGACAATCTCAGAACTAATCACAATTATCAAGAACATCAAACTTAGCGATGTAGCCTCATGCGCTCTAATCTTTGGATTAGTTGCGGCATGGATTTTTTTAACACCTTAACGGAGGAACTAAAATGAAACTAGAATTAAAAGCAATCAAATACTGTGACTTTGCAAGTCAAGAAACTTACTGTTTTGAGGGTGTCATTTATCTTGACGGTAAACCCTTTGCTCATGTTGACAATGACGGACATGGGGGAGCTGATCGCGTTCATACTCACCAAAAGTTTAAGGGTGCTAATGGTAATTGGATGAATAAGTTCAGAGAGATTGAAGCCTATTTCAAATCATTGCCTAAAACGGATGTTGGTGTCTATGATTGGGCACCTGACGGATTTGAGCAAACTCTAGAAAGTTGGTGTCATGCTCAAGTCTGTGACTACTTAACCAAGAAAGATCTCAAGAGACTTTTGAAGCGTTGTGTTGTAGCTCAGATCAAAGAGAATGACGAGCTTAGGGTTGCCCAATGGAATAAGCCCAAAGATAAACCTGATTGGCTTTTGAAAGAGTTTATCAAGAACAAATACAATGATGTTACAATCTTAAATGACATTGCTGAAAATCAAGCTTTAGAAATTTATCAAACAATTTGATTGTATCAGATAGCACCGTTTCGGCGGTGCGTTCTCATGCAATCGCATGACTTGAGGTATACAAAGAAGGGAAACCAAAATATGAAATTTAAACTTGAAATAGACATGAATAACGCATCGTTTAGCGAATTTCCATTTTTAGAATTACATGATGTATTAAATGAAGTGTCTCACAATTTTTCTACATTTGATTGTAAGTTAAGTTACGGTCATTTTGATAAACATGAAAGACCAATCCGTGACACCAATGGAAACAAAATTGGGATTGCAACATTGGAGATTAAAGATGACTAACAGAATGATTGAATTAAACTTGCCATTGGGTCACAACTACATTGTCCTAAAAAATGGGGCGGCGGCTCAGTTAAACGGAATGGACGTTAATGTTCTACAAGTAGCGTTAGACCACATGATTGAGCACATTGAGGACGTACAAAAAGACGATCCTCAGTTGATGTCCTCAGACATGTTAGAAAGCGCTGAGTTCATAAAGGAGCTTTTAAGATGACTAAACATAAGTTAAAAACACAATTTACAGAGACTGAGCTTTTAGAGCTTCTGGAGTTCTACAATACCACTAAAACAATCTTAAACGATATGTCAGAGAATTTTACCACTGACACAAGCAACCTTCACAATTTACAATTTCAAATGCATAAGGTTCAACAGACGTTTAAGTTTAGGCCAAGAGCTGACGAACATGGCGAGCCTTTATATTATTACGCTGACCACGTTCTAGCTAATCATAAAAAAGCTTACTACCCAGAATAGCTAACGTCTCAGAGCCACAGAGAAGCCCCAGAAATGGGGCTTTTTATTTTTGCCTACCCTTGCCTATCTAAACTTAGTTCAAGCCATTTCTCAAGCTTCTCAGCGAGTGCTACGCGCTGCATAGGGTCTGACATAGTGAACTCTTGAGAAACTTCTATAAAATTTTCTGTAGACAACATCGGTCTTAGTCTACGTAGGATTTTTTCGATACGCCACGACAAAGGATCATTCTGTCGCTTTGCTTTGCCCTCTTTGTACCGTGGGTTCATCCTGGTCAACGTCTTAGTCAACGTAGGCAAAACCGAATCACCCGGCTGCTGTAATACAGTGTCAGTGATTACACTGTCTGTCTGTAATACACTGTCTTTCTGTATTACAGTGCTATTACTATGTATATTATTAGTAGTTTCAGTGTATACACTGTGATTAGCACTGTAATCACTTACACTGTAATCACTATCTCGGGTTGTAACCCTCGCGTTAGCGTACTTACGTATTGGCATTTGTCAACCCCCTATTTTCAGAGTAGGTCAACGTAGGATTTTGAGCACGTTTCTGGATGTAATAATCACTGATCTTTTCCCAACATTCTGGCTTGTCTGCCGGGTCACAGATAAGATCCCCAGTGGCTAGAATTATCCAGCCACCTCGATTAACGTCATGCTCACGACCACAAGCCCGGCAAGCCATGCTACTCATTTTCCGCAACAGTGAAACCACTGCCTCCACATTCCTCACAACAGCGCCTCTCTTCCTTGAGAAAGCCACCATTGTAATAGTCTACGTAGGCTACTTCTGCCAAGTAAAAACCATCGCCATCACAATACTTGCAATCTTCAGTTTGAACCTCATACTTATAACCGTTGACTGTCTGATAAAGGATAGTCATTTTTGGCCCCCAACTGTTCTCTTCACAACCACGCCAGCTTGCTCCATTTTACAACAAATTTCATAGAAAAATTGCTGTAGTTTTTTTAAATCTTCATATGAAAGTTTCTCTTCATAATTAGTTTCTGGGTTGCTTGTAAGAGTTAATACTGATGGATCTTTACTATCATATTCAAACATTACCTGATCATGTTCATCAAAAGAAAGTGTTTTGTATTCAAACATCATTTCACCCTCCACTTTATACATGACTTACCCCACTTTGTTTTACCACGCTCACCACTGTCAACTACCTTGTCCTCGTTCTGTAGCTCCGATAAACGTGGCTGTACGGAGCCGTATGGAAGATTAAGAAAGTTTGCTATATCTTCTGTTGACATTGTGACTGATGTTTTCTCAAGCAACTGATACACTCGATCACGTATCGTAAGCTTGCCTTTGAAGTTACTGTTCGCCGC